GAGGAAGAATAATCGTATTAGATGATGGCACAGTAGTTGCCATGAATCTTATATCATCAAAATCAGATGCACCAAAATTTGAATTTGTAATAGATGAAAAATTATCTAATAAAACGATGTCTCCTGCTGTAATACCATGGTCACCAGAAAAGTTTATCGTAACCGTTGTCGATCCGTTAGTTGTGCTAAATGCGTTTGACAATGTGTTTGTAGATTTAATTGGGTGTATGTCATAAAATACACCACCTGAATATGCATATAAAATTCTGTTTGATCCTATAATAGAATACTTTCTTCCTAAGCTATTTGTAAATTGATGTAACGCTCTAGCTGCACCTGTAATATTATCAGCTCCTAGTTGTTTCCAGCCACCTATCTTTTCAGGTGTAGAATACCTAAAACGGACATTATCACAGTCTATCCACTGACCTTCTGCAGCTGTCGCAGTAATTTGTTTATTTATACCAGGTTGAAACCCTATCTTTTGTAGCATAGATCTCCAGATTATATTAGATTGCGTTGATGTTCAACGTTATTTGACTATTCCTAGCATAGGTCTTTTATCATACAAATTAGACTTTGCAAACCTTCCGTCTGCATGATTATAGTGTAGGAATACTTGACCACATAATTGACCCTGAAAAGGCTCTCTCCAATGCTCTAATTCACAACCAGAGTAAATAAGCATATCTCCTGGTTTTAGGTCTACTTTTATACCCTTGGGTGCTCCAGGCTTATGTATGCCTTTATACTCGTCTATGACGTTGTCAGACCCCGTAGGATCGATAAATATAGGCCATGCATCTCCGCCTAGGTTTAGTGTCGTTGATATCTCACAACTAGGTCTATCTTTGTGTCTTTGTAAGATATTACCTCTTCTATAAAGTCTTGTGTATGAATACGTTGGCACTAATTTAAGTCCTGTCTTTTTTTGCATTACGTCTATGGTTTTAACTAGTAATGTTTCCATTAATCTATCACCATATTTAGCATAAGAACCTGGCACCTGACTGTCGTTAAAATTACCTATAAGTTTGTTACCGGCGTGAGTTACACCATTGTTTAACATCCAGTGATCTGCTTCTGCTGATATTTGCAAATACCTATAAGCTATATCGGCTACCTCTTTTGATATAGCACCACGGATAACTTGGTATTTATTTTTCTTAAAACTCATATTTGTATAAAATTATAAGATACAGATATTCTCCAATTCTTTTCACCTTTATCTGTATTCATATTTATATCTACACCATGGGGAAGCCAAGATGGAAAAAAGATCATACGTCCTTCTAGTGGTTCATAGGCACAAACTCTCCATAATTGTTCGGGTAGATTATCCACTCTTCTAGGCATATGTGTATTAGGTCCTGGTCTAGGGTCTTCTAAAAATAGTTTACCCGAGTTCTTTGGCACTTTAATATAATATACACCTGACCACATAGAGTTAGGGTGGGTATGTGTTTTATTATAACTGTAAGTTGGATTGATATTAGCCCACATATTACCAAGTCCTAGTTTACCTTCAACACCAAAATCTTGATTACACTCGTAAGCCATTTTAAATAATTCATCAATAAGAGGTTTGTATTCTTTTCGTTTGTCCATATCAGTTTTACTGTGCCAACCAAAACCAGAGTTTGTTTTCTTCTCTCCTTCAGGATCTGCTTTACGCCACTTCTTTATTTCTTTGAATAAATATTTATTAAGTTCTTTAGCGTTAGGTATGTCTTTAAAATAAACAGCAGTTGGAAATAATATCTTTCTTTTCAGTTGACTCATTTAAATGGTGGTCCTCCAAACCACATCACTAAAGATTTTCTTACACCTTTCTTAACGGGTGCAACTTTGTGTCTTAAGAATGATGCAAAGAATATAGCTTGTCCTTGTTTCAAGGGCAGAGGTTTATTATCTCCCATCTCTGAAAAGAGAAGATCTCCACCTGTAAACTCTGATGGATCTGATAATAAACAAGTCATAGATATTTTACGTATTGGATTCTGACCTTCTTGACCAAAAGCATTTAAATCCATGTGCCAATCATAAAAACCTTTTTTAGGATAGACCGTAAACTGTGCGGGCTCTGTAAGTCTCACACCATCAAAATAAAAATGATTTAAGTTTACGATAGATAATTGGTTTTCAATCACTTTATACATCTGTGGTAATTTAGCGAAAGGTATCCAAGAGATTGTTGTCACTCGTTTTTTAGTATCATATTTACCAGCTTCACCTCCACCTACCTTAGCTTGTTCAGGTGCACATTGATGACCTGCATCTATAATCATCTTACATTGTTCAGGTGTAAAAATAGGTTGTGTAGTTGTGGCAACATAAGATTGCCATCGTGGCATTCGTGGTATCATTCGTTTTGCCCCGATCCAGTTCTAGAAGATACAGGATTATAATCAACATCTACATTACAAACTAATGTTCTTCTTGTTTCTTTTGTCCCATTAAATGGATAAACGCAGTGTCTCATGTCATAGGGAAAAACATAAAAATCTCCAATCTTCATGTTAGGTGAATAATCTGTTTTAGAAAATTGTCCGTTAGCTGCACCAATAATTTGTAGTCTTCCATTCATAGGTTTCTCTTCAGCAGAATATTCTACACCTGTTTCTTTTGGTAATTTTAAAATCATTACAGAAGATAAACCTGTATAAAGTTTACCTTGGTGTATATGCACAGGATTATATTCATGTGCTTTCATTTCATTAACCCAAATAGAATTTATGGATTTTTGTGTTGGACCAATCTTGTTCCAATCCGTATAATGATCAAAGATACTATGAAACCATTTCAATATATCATCAGGTAAAAAACAATGCTGATGCATCTTATCATTGTTAGGACCAGAGTAGAATAAAGATACTTCGTCTTGTATCTTACCCACTAACTGTTTGTTAGCTTTCGGTAATTGTTTCTTTTGTCTTTCATAAATCTCATTAAGACCTACGAATATTTCTAAAGGGACCTGGTATTTTAAAACCGTCTGACCTAAATAAACAAAGTCGAACTTCATTTTAATTTTTTAGTTTTCTTACTATCTAAAGATAAAGTGTTTTCTCTTAAACCCTTTTCTAAAGCTTCTAGTTGTCCTAATACATTAAACACTTCAGGTTGTGATGTACCAGGAGTTATTGTTTCTTTCTGTCTTTGTAGTCTTAATAGATATGATTTTGCTTGGTGCGTGTTCACATCATTCTTATCAAAGTTACCATCATCAAACTCTTTTTTAAGTTTAGACCAAGTGGCTACTTCTCTCATTCTATGTTTAGCAACTAATTCCATCTGTGCTTTTGCATATAGTTTTTCTTCTAACTCTACTTGTTTGAGTTCTTTTTCTAATGGATCTTTTTCTTTTTTAATATCTCTTTGTAGTTTCTTTATCTCAACTTCATTCTTCCTAGCATCGAAAGATAAGTGAACTAAGTTCTCAAAGTGAGTGTTCTGCTCTCTAACAGATTGCCAATACTTTGCAGCTTTAGTTGGATATTTATTATCAGATAACACAGAGAATCTCATTTCTGTTTCTGTACGAAACATTTGTTTCTTCATCCATGTATCTTGTAGTTCTGGTATTAATTTTTTAAAATTTTTAACATCATCTTTATCTAAGATGTTTGTTAAATACTTTGACTCTGTTTCTAGCTTGGTAGCTATATTACGTTTTTCTTTTGACATTCTATCTCCTTTATTCATTCTGATGTCTTTATATACCTTTCTATATAAAGGTCAAGTCTATGATACGGTTACATCAGATAGCGTATTATCTGCTGTAAATTCCTCTGATGATGCAACACGAGCTGTGCCTGTCCAACCCCCCGCACAAAGAGCTGAGACTCCAGCTCCTCCTCGTCCTACACTTGATCTAGCTGTTGATAAATTATTTATTTCACTCCAACTTGACCCGTTAAAAATTTCTGTATCAGCTGTGTTTGGAACACCACCAAAAGCTAGAGCTTGTGAGGGAACACCTGCTCCACCTCTTTGATATTTGGATGAGTTCATATCTCCTGTTTCTGTCCAAGACGTTCCATCCCAAAGTTCAGTTTTTCCTGTTACAGGTGGAGATCCTCCAAAAGCCACCGCAGCTGTTGACGAAGAACCACAACCACTAATACTATCTCTTGCTGTATTTAAATTTGAAACTTCAGTCCAAGAAGAACCGTTCCAAGTTTCAGCATCTGCTGAATTGTTAGTACTGTATCCACCAAATATTATGCCTGAAGGTCCTGATGTACCTCCACTAGCAAGTCTTCGTCTTGCAGTGTTAACATCTGATACAGCCGTCCAACTAGATCCATTCCAGCTTTCGGCACTGGCTATGTTTGCAGTTGTGCTTTCACCGGATGCATTAATGGATGCAGTCAAACTTCCAAAACCTGTGTTTTCCCTGCATGCTGTATTTAAATCATTTTCCTCTGTAAATGCTGAACCGTTGTAGCTTTCTGTTTTTTCTGTTGTACCAGGTGTGGCTCCACCAAAAACAACAGAGGATGTATTACTAGCTCCTCCTCCCGCAAGAGAATTTCTAGCTGTGTTCATGTCTCCACCACTGCTCCATGTCGCTGCTGGTATCCCAGCCGCTTTTCCAAAACCTTTTAACGTTGTGCCTCCAGATAAAAATATATCACCTTCTGTTAAGATAGCTGCTGTTGGAGGTGGGAAAGCCCACTCTTCTGATCCTGAAGAAAAACTACCAAGAGGTGCTGGAACAGCTCCATCTGCATATAATGAACTTGTATTACCTGACGATGGACTTGGAGTAAAACTACCATCACTTCTCCCTGTTCCTAAATCTGCTACTTCGGTCCAACTACTTCCATCCCAGGACTCTGTCACTGAGTTAACTGAACTACTAGGATTTTGTCCAGCATAAATTAAACCGGCTGTAGTAGTCCCAGTTGCTCCCCCTGCTCCTCTTGCTGTGTTAACATCTGTTGTTTCTGTAAAACTTGTTCCGTTAAATGACTCCACATTTGAAACAACATTTCCTGGAGGTGCTGGGGGACTATATCCTGAAATAATAAAACCACTTGTTACTATTCCAAATCCCATTGCTCCACTTCTACCTGTGTTCAATTCATTAACTTCTGTCCAATTTGTTCCATCCCATTTTTCAACAAGTTGAAATGATCCTGTTCCAGGTTCTCCACCCGCTGTAACTGCTGCAGTGTATGTTCCAAAAGAACCTTGAGATTGTCTAGCTCCAGGTCTAGTCATATCATTAACTTCTGTCCACGCTGAACCGTTCCAGTCTTCTGTCGCCACAGAACCTGCGGGTGGATGCCACCCACCAAATATTAATCCTTCAGTATATGTGCCTACACCTCTAGCATTTCTTCGTGCCGTATTGATTTCTGTTGTTTCAGTCCAAGCAGTTCCATTCCAAAGTTCAAAATTAGTTACAAGTGATCCTGTATTACCACCTGCTGCACCCATATTAGATGCTGTTCCAAAACCTGCGGCTTGAGATCTCGTAGTATTTAAACCTGATTGACTAGACCAAGCTCTT